GGCGCTAACTGATGCGCTGATCGCAGCTGGCGTCACAGCAGCCGGCACAGTCGTCACAATCCCGCACATCCACGGTGATCTAGCTGGGTCGGTCTACATCCACGTGAAGAACACCAGCGGCGCGCCGCTGAGCAAGGGCACACCGGTGCGGGTGACCGGGACTGTCGGCGACACCACAACGCTCGAGGTGGCAGCCGCTGATGCAGCCACCGCTGGCACCATGCCAGCGATCGGGATCCTTGGCGACACATTGGCCGCCAATGCCACCGGCCATGCGGTGGTAGGCGGTGAGCTCACGGGTCTTGCCACCGGCTCCTACAGCATCGGGCAAGCGCTGTACGTGGCCGCTGGTGGTGGCCTCACAGGCACCAAGCCGACGACCGGCACGGTGCAGCAGGTGGCGATCGTCGGCCGCGTGCACGCATCCACCGGCAGCGTGACCGTGACGATCGGCGCGCTGATCAGCCCCAACTGGGACACGGCCTACTCAGAGCGTCTGCGCTGGGATGGCGGCGCCACCGGGCTAGATGCAGCGACAGGCCGCACCAGCCTAGGGCTAGGCGACAGCGCAACCCGCAATGTCGGCACGACTGCAGGCACTGTCGCCGCCGGTGACGACAGCCGCATCACCGGGGCACTAAGTGCTGCCACGGCGGCCACCACCTACCAGCCTCTGGATGCTGACCTTACGAGCATTGCGGCGCTGACGACCACGGTATTCGGCCGATCATTCCTGACGTTGGCTGATGCTGCTGCCGGCCGCACCAGCTTGGAGCTGGGCAGCTTGGCCACGCAGAGCGGCACCTTCAGCGGCACCAGTTCCGGCACGAACACCGGTGATGTGACGCTGGCTGCCAGTGTCGCTGATGTGCTGAGTCTGAGCGGGCAGGAGCTGCAAGCTGACGACCCTGGCGCTGATCGTCTGTTGTTCTGGGATGACTCTGACGGCAAGCTGGCCCACCTTACCGTGGGCGCGAACCTAACTATCGCTGGCACTACAATCAGCGTGTCTGGGATGCCTGCCGCTGCAGATGCTGCACCGTTGGCGCTGGGAGCATCTGCCGTAGTTGGCACCAGTACAGATTATGCACGCGAAGACCACGTGCATGTGTTGCCGACCGCTGGCCAGGTTGGTGCAGCCTCAACTGGTGCGATCACTGGCAGCGGCCTAACGATGGCTACAGCCAAGCTGCTGGGCCGCACTACTGCGAGTACCGGAGCGATTGAAGAGATCACGGTGGGAACTGGTCTATCGTTGACCAGTGGCACCCTCACCGCCACTGGTGGCGGGGGTGGACTGACACACTTCGTTGAGTCTGAGAGCACCGCATCGCCTAACACAACGGTGCCGGTCGATGCGCTCACGGCAACGGACGCAAGCTACACGAACATTGATGTTGCGATTGTTGCTAAGGGCACTGGCGCGACGCTTGCGCAGGTGCCAACCAATACAACCGCTGGCGGAAACAAGCGTGGGACATATGCAACAGATTTACAAAAAAACAGAACATCCTCAGCGCAGGTAGCCAGCGAGGCATACTCAACAATAGGAGGAGGCTATAGTAACACGGCTTCCGGTTCCTCCAGCATTGTCGGCGGCGGCGACACTAACACTGCATCTAGTCAATACACCACCGTCAGCGGCGGCTACTTTAATACTGCATCTGACACAGCCGCCACTGTCGGCGGCGGCGACACCAATACAGCTTCTGGTATTTATAGTATTGTCGGCGGCGGACGGTATAACACCGCCTCTAGCCAGTACAGCACTATCGGCGGCGGCGACACTAACACCGCATCCGGACGCTGGAGCGTCATCAATGGTGGCAGAAACAACACCGCCTCTGGCTTCTTTAGCACTGTCAGCGGTGGTCAGTACAACACCGCCTCAGGTTCTGCCAGTTTTGTTGGCAACGGGTACAGAGGTACAACGCGCTCGATTACGGGCTACCACGTGTTCCCAGCTTGCGTTATTCCTATTGCTGATGCTGATGGCATTACACAGTCCGGGCTCTTGCTCCTAGCCAGGGAAACCACAGGCGCCACCGCCACAGTACTTGCCAGCACTAGCAGTTCCGCAAGTACTACCAATCAGGTCATCCTTCCCAATAACTCCGCTTATTCGTTTTCCGGTGAAGTGATTGCTGGCGTTACAGGTGCTGGCAATACTGCACGGTGGACGATCGCGGGCGCCATCAAGCGCGGCGCTAGTGCTGCAACAACAGTAATGGTCGGAACGCCTACCGTGACCATGACGCACAACGATGCAGGCGCTTCAGCCTGGACAGTTGCCGTAACAGCCAACACTACGCTCGGCTGCATCAAGGTTGAAGTGACTGGCGCCACATCCACCACCATCAGGTGGGTGTGCAAGATCGAAACCACCGAGATGACCTTCTGATCATGGCCCTGATCGTCGACCTCGCCACCACTCCCTACGGCATCCCTGCACCCAGTGCCTATGCGCGCATCAGCCTGTTGCGCGCTGACAAGGACGGCATCACCATGCAGGTTCTGCACTACGTGTCAGAGGATGCCGCTCGCGCTGGCGCTGAGCCGTTGCTGAGTCGCACAGAGTACGCGCCATCTAATGAGCTGCAGGCGGGCATGAATCCGCTCGCGATCGGTTACGCCTGGCTCAAGAATCAGCCCGGCTACATCGACAGCAGGGACACCTGAAATGGCATCACGCAGCGAACAGATCCTGGCGCACATCGCCACCACCCTTGCCGCTACCGCTGGCATTGCCACCGTCTACCGCTCCAGGGTGGAGGCCTTCTCACGCGATGAAGCGCCATCCATGGTGGTCGAGCCCGGCGGCGAAACCGCGCGCGAGATGAGCACCTGCAAGCTGGACTGGACGCTGCCCGTGTTGGTGGCGATCTACACCCGCGGCAGCATCCCTGACCAGCTGGCCGATCCGATCCGCGTCAGCGCCCACGGTCTGCTGATGGCTGATCGCACCCTCGGCGGCCTCGCGCTGGACATCGTTCCGGTCGGCACCGATCCCCAGCGGGATAAGGCTGACCTCACCTCGCTATGGCTGGTGTGCACCTATCAGGTTCGATACCGCACCCTGGCCAACAACCTCGAGACCGCCTAGCACAGGCCGGGCTAGGCTGGTGCTCAGATCACGTCTGCGCCAATGGCTCGCCACCAGATCACGCCGCAGGCCGAGGATGCCCCTCTGCCTCCTCCTCCTGCGGAAGGTGGCAGCTACATCCTGTCCGGTGGCGCATGGCTGCTGGTTCAACAGACCGCCCCGGCACAGCCGGCGCCAGTCGCTGCAGACCCCGCCCCCGAATCCGAGGACTGACCCATGGCCCTGTGGCGTAATCGCCTTGCCCTCGTTAAGACCGAGGCAACCTATGGCACCAGCTCTAGCCCTGCTGCCACCGATGCCCTGTTGTTCACCGAGCTGGACATCGAGCCGCTAGCCCTCGAGCTGGTGGAGCGCGAGAACATTCAGGCGTACATGGGCAACCGCGCCAGCGTGGTGGGCCAGCGTTCGGTGCCGGTGAAAGCCACCGTTGAGATGGCAGGCTCTGGCACCGTTGGTGCAGCCCCCCGATGGGCGCCGTTGCTGATGGCATCAGCCTGCAGCGAAACCGTGGTGGCCAGTACCAGCGTCACCTATGCGCCGGTGAGCTCTAGCCACAGCAGCTACACCATGGACTTCTACGCGGACAACGGCAGCCGCCAGGCGATCACCGGCGTCCGTGGCACGGCCGAGCTGAGCATGACGGTGGGCGAGATCCCGACCATCGCGTTTGAGCACATGGGCCTGTACTCCGCACCCGGTGCCCTGAGCCGTCCGAGCGAGACCTACTCAGCGCAGGCCGCACCGTTGGTGGTCAATGCCGCCAACACCACCAGCGTCAGCGTGCACGGCTTCAGCGCCTGCCTTCAGTCCTTCACCCTGTCCCTCGGTGTTGAGACCGTCTTTCGCCAGCTGGCAGGCTGCACGCAGCAGGTGCTGGTGACGGATCGCAAGGCGACTGGCAGCATCACCATCGAGCTGCCAGCCTTCGCCACCAAGGACTTCCTGACCCTTGCCAGCAACCAGACCACCGGCGCCATCAGCTGGGTGCATGGTGCCACCGGCGGCAACATCATCACCTTCACTGCCAATACCTGCGCCTTCGATGCACCCACCATCGAGGATGGCGATAGCGTCACAATGATTACCCTGCCGTTCCGCCTTCTTCCCAGCGGCTCCGGCAACAATGACTTCTCGCTCGCTCTGACCTGATGGCCTTCATCCTTGAGCAGTCGCCCACCTTCACCTGGCCGATCGTCATTCGTGAGCTGGTCGACGGCGGACGCTACCGCACCCATCAGTTCGAGGCAGTCTTCAACCGGCTGCCGCAGGACCGCATGGAAGAGGTGCAGCTGGCATACCACCGCATCAAGACAGAGGTGCAGCGCGACGAACTGATCGACGCACTGCCGACCCGAGACATCGCGGCCGAGATCCTCGCCGGCTGGCGTGGCATCACCGACCCCGATGGCAAGGAAGTCGAGTGCACGCCAGGCACGAAGGACCAGCTGCTGAAGGTGGCGACCGTAGCCGACGTGCTGGTGAGCACGTTCTTCGAGGCCCACGAAAAGGCTCGAGCAAAAAACTGACCGGCGCCGTGGATCACCTCCTGCGAGCTGGCAAAGGTGACACGGCGCAGCTGCAGAGCGATGCCGCGGCCTACGGTGTGATCTTGGAATCCCACCATCTGGCACCGGTGCACTACACCCTGTGGCTCGAGCTCTGGCCTGCGGTGCAGTTGTTCATGCGCTGCCTGACCCAGTGGCGCGCCACATCCGGCGGCATCATCGGCCTCGACTACGGCGTGATGCTGCAGCTTGCTGCCGTGCTGCAGCTGCCTGTGACTCAGCAGCTACTGGACGACGTGCAGACAATGGAAGCACACGCGATCACCAAGGTGAACCGGAGGAAATGAAATGGCTGTAATGCAGGCGCTGCTTCAGATCAAAGCCGACGTGAAGGGCGAAGGGCAGGTGAACGCCCTAGGTCGAGCGCTGGGTGGCATCCAGCAGAAGGCCGCGGCAGCGAGTGCCGGGCTTAAGGGATTGACGGCCGCGGCCGGCATGGGCGGATTGGCTGGGTCGTTCGGTGCACTGGCGCCATTGCTCAGCGTTGGCGGCTTGGTGGCGATGACGAAGAAGACGCTAGACGCTGGAAATGAGATGTTTAACCTGTCTCAGAAAACAGGTGTCAGCGTTGAAGCATTGGCGCGATTTAAGAAAGCGGCTTCCACATCTGGCACTGATGTTGAAACAGTAGCTAAGGCTATAACCAAGCTGTCCAAGGGAATGCTTGAAGCGGCACAGACTGGCAAGGGCCCAACAGCTAGCGCATTGCAAAGCCTCGGCGTCAGCGCCACTGATGCATCCGGCAAGCTGCGATCTGCCGATGCCGTCATGCTGGACATCGCCACGAGGTTTAAGGCCATGCCAGATGGTGCACAGAAAACAGCGCTGGCAATGCAGCTATTCGGAAAGTCCGGCGCCGAGCTGGTGCCAATGCTGAATCTTGGCGGCGAGGCAATTGACAAGATGAAAGTCAAGATGACAACAGCATTTGCACAGAAGGCTGATGAATACTCCGACAAGCTAACGGCACTTGGCGGCAAGGTTGGATCACTCGGCGCCGACATAGCAATGACGCTATTGCCAGTGTTGGACAAACTAGCTGACGGAATCACAGCCGTGGTTGACTGGTTCAATAAGCTAGACCCAAGCATTCGCAACACCATCGTTGCAGTGTCGTTATTCGCCATCAGCTTCGGCGCGATCGCCACTGTCATTGGAACGGTTGTTGGTGCACTGGGTACCATCGGCGGCGCCATCGCCGGGGTTACGGCGGCTCTCGGAGGTGCCAGCATTGGCGCCACCATCGCAGGCTGGCTGCCTGTTGTTGTCAGCACGATCGGCGGCATCATCGCTGCACTAGGCGGCCTCGTCACCTTCATCACGGGCACCCTCGTTCCCGGCATCCTCGCCGTAGTCACTGGCCCCGTTGGGATCACGGTGCTGCTGCTGGCGGCGATCGTGGCGCTGTTCGTCGCCTTCCGCGAGCCCATCATGAACTTCCTATCCTGGGCATGGGAGAACATCGTGGCCGGCTTCCAGAAAATCGCCGACTGGTACCTGAACGTCTACATCGCCTTCTGGCTGAACCTCTGGAACAACCTGATTGTGCAGCCGATCACTAAGTTCCTGGCATGGTTTGGCGCTACGTTCATCGCCGCATGGAACGGTTACATCAGCATGATCACCGGCATCTGGAACACGGCCGCTGGTGCATTCCAGGAAGGATGGCGCCGGGCTGGACAGTTCATCACTGGCATCTGGCAAGGCATTGTTAACGGCCTGCGTGGCATCGTCAACGGTTTCTTCCAAGGGTTCTTCGGTCAGATCAATGGCGCCATTCGTCTGATCAACTTGCTCATTGCTGGCTTCAACAGGATCCCCAACGTCCCAGACATTCCCTATGTCCCATCCGTCGGCGTGCCGAGATTCGCTGAAGGCGGTGTTGTCGATCGCCCCACGCTGGCCATGGTCGGCGAAGGTGGAGAGCGCGAGTACATCATCCCAGAGTCCAAGATGGCCGGCGCGGCCGCGGCCTATCTCGGTGGTGCTCGTGGCGCTTCGGTCATGGGACCGAGCCCCATCAACATCACCACCGGCCCAGTCATGCAGCAGCAAGGTCAGAACTGGGTGACGATGGCCGATCTGCAGCAGGCCATGCGCGCCACTGAAGCAGCCACCCTGCAGCGCATCCGCACACCAGCCGGCCGCGCCGCACTGGGCATCCGATGACTGTCGTCTCACAGAGCCAGTTCCTCAGGGTCTACACCGCCGACGGCG